GACCTAGACGAAGACCTAGACGAAGACCTAGACGAAAATTTGGAACTAGACGAAGATCTATACGACGAAGATTTAATGGAAGTATTACACGTAGATCTCCCCGGTTCTAACAAGTCTGGTTGGGCCGGCACACCATCCTCTGAGATACATCTAGCAGAAGAAGAGCTTTTAGCTCTAGAACAAGATTCAGAGGTCAGGGAACAGCAAGCGGCGATGAGAAAAGCCGTGAAAGATCTGACAGAGAGAAACGAGGCAAAAGAAAGACAAAATCTAGATCTTCTTTCTACTTTAGAAAAAACACAAAATATAGCCCTAAAGCTCCAGAAAGCTGTCAGGGTTTTAGAAGAGAAAATTGGTAAGGCTAATACAATAAATGTAAAATTGCTTTATCAAAATAAGGCTTTGAGTAGCGACTCCTTGAATGAGCGGCAAAAACAAAAACTTGCCGAAGCTATTTCAAATGCCGAAAGCATCGAAGAGGCAAAAGTAATTTTTGAGACAATTCAGAGCACAGTGGGCAGCACCTCAAACAAATCGCAGCCAAATTCACTGAGCGAGGCAGTTCAAAAGTCGTCTTCGGTAATCTTGTCTGCAAGAAAACAACAAACTTCTAGCAGAGAAAATTCGAGCCCAACGTTAAATCGTTGGAAATTCCTAGCAGGAATAGACAAAAATTAACAAATTTATAGGAGATTAAAATAATGTCTGTTTTAGAAAAACTAACTGAAGGCATCGTTGATAGATCCCTACAAAGAGAAGGTGCTGCCCTAATGGAAAAATGGGAAGCTACCGGACTCCTTGAAGGACTAGGTAACGATCAAAAGAAGAACGGGATGGCCCGACTTCTAGAAAACCAGGCCGCGCAGCTTCTTAAGGAAGCTTCGTCTATGGCCGCAGGTGACGTTGAGGGTTTCGCTTCCGTAGCGTTCCCAATCGTTCGCCGAGTCTTTGGTGGACTCTTGGCTAACGACCTTGTGTCGGTCCAGCCTATGAGCTTACCTTCTGGACTCATCTTTTTCCTCGATTTCACTACAAATCTTGCACGCGCCGGCTCAGTAGCTGGTGGGTCGCTTTATGGTGGCGGAGTCGTCGGATCGCAGATTACCGGTGGTGTTACTGACATCACTGAGGGAGGCGGAGGTTTTTATAACCATTCGAATGCTTACTCGCACGCAACCGCATCCTCGGTGGTAGCCTTAACAGCGGTTTCTGCGCTAACTGCAACTGTCATTGGCAGCTTGTCCGAGGCGCAGAAGAAGTTGGTCCGGTTCGATCCTGACCTTCTTAACCGTGATGACAAAACGACCGCGAAGGTGGTTCAGTATACGTTCCCCGCGCCTAGCGATCTAAATCGCGAAGCCCTGGGTACGATTGACCTTACTGGCAGCGCGAACGGAGATGACAAGGTTATTCGTCGTCTTACCAGCGTTTCGGGTTCTACTGTTACTATTACGCTTGCAGCAACCGACGGTACACTCACCCAAGCCGTCGTAGGCGGTAACTTCGGTATTACTTACGCAGCTGCAGATAATTTCAGCGCAGGTACTGCAATTGGTTCCGTCGTCGGCGCTGATAACTGGCCTCTTGAAGAGCCGAAGCCAGGAACTGGAAACGCCGGTTCTGTAACGGGTAAGAATGAGATTGCCGAGATTGACATCAAGGTTGACAGCATCGCTGTTACCGCGATGACCAAGAAGCTGAAGGCCAAGTGGTCTCCAGAGCTAGGTCAAGATCTCAACGCATATCACAATCTTGATGCTGAGGTTGAGCTTACTCAGATCCTTTCGGAGCAGATTGCTCTTGAAATCGATCGCGAGATTCTTAACGATCTTGTTGAGGATGCTGCTGCTGGTACATTCTACTGGTCGCGTTCGCCTGGATTGTTCGTTAACCGGACAACTGGTACTGAGCTTGGTGCTACGGCAGCTGCTCCGGACTTCACTGGTACCGTCAGCGAATGGTATGAGACGCTCATTGAGACAATCAATGATATTTCGGCTCAAATCCACAGAAAGACTCTCCGCGGTGGAGCTAACTTCCTGGTGACTTCACCAGAGGTTGCTAACATCCTTGAGTTTACTGCTGGTTTCCGTGCTAGCGTAACCCACGATTCTGACAGAGGTTCTGTCGGCGCCGTGAATGTTGGTTCACTTTCCAAGAAATGGGACGTCTATGTTGACCCCTATTTCGCAAGAAACCTCATTCTCGTCGGTCGTAAGGGCGGAAGCTTCTTAGAGAGTGGATATGTCTACGCTCCGTATGTGCCATTACAGGTCACTCCTACCATCTTCGGTACGGAAGACTTCGTGCCGCGTAAGGGTGTCATGACCCGCTACGCTAAGCAGATGGTACGTCCTGATATGTACGGCCTTGTCGTTGTACGTGGACTTCTTGGTGAGGCTGGCGCAAGCTAAGACACCATTAGGTAGCTAAAAAGGGCCCCGCCAAGAGAAAACTCTTGGCGGGGTTTTTTATTTGGTATTTAAAAGAACACTTTACTATTTATTATGATTGATAAGGCACAAAGCCTTTTATAAAGGAGAAAACGAACATGAGCAAGCTAGGAAGATATAGTGCGGATAGAAAGAAGGTTGAAGCGTTAACCGCAACCAAAACTGTTGAAGTCGCTGATTGTGGCACGGTGTTTCTTGCAGTTGGTGACGCAGCGATAAGTATTAATTTGCCCACGATCGCTTCTGCCGGTAAAGGATGGTGGTGTAAGGTCGTTAAGACTGGAGCAGCCAGCGGCGGGGAAGACGTAACCATCGCTGCACACGCTGACGATGGCTCCACCCCCATGATGGGTGTTGAGTTGAGCCCGACGCACGCCGTCATGAACGGTGATGATATCGTCGTTGAGGACGCTGCCAATAAAGGAACTCAGGTAGAAGTCTTGTGTGACGGAACAAACTGGCAGGTGCTTGGGTTCTCGGTGTTAGCTGCCGGGATTACCATCAGCTAAATTTCTTTGCCTTATCAACATCAAACCCCTTGTTCTTATCGAGCAGGGGTTTTTTGTATATATACGATATCTCAAAATATGGATATGCCAAAAAAATATCGCAGGTAGTTTTTTGAGATTTTCAACTATTTATTACTAACCAAGGAGGCCCAAATGGGCAAAAGACGCAAAAGATTGACAATGGCAAAATACGCCAAGAAGTATGCTTCTATACGAGCAACCGTTGCCAAATTAAAAGGTGTCGTTGAAGAGGCAGAATCAGACGGCGTGGTTACGCCGGAAGAAGTAGAGCAGATCGTCGAAGCTGAACAAGAGGTCGTCGAAGCCGTTGTTTCATCCGCCGCCGAAGAAATAGCTGAAGTTACAGAACAGTTTGAAACGACGACTGTAGCCGCTGTTGAAACGGCAGCTACTGAAGAAGTGGTTGAAGTTGTCGAAAAAGTTGAAGAAACAGCAAAGCCGATAGCAAAAAAAGCCGCGAAGAAGAAAGCGCCAGCAAAAGCAAAACGCCAAACACTTAAAAGATCTGTTGGTAAAAGTAAAGACAAAGGATAATTCATAGTCTCCTAACTAATTATAATGACAGGAGGCCACATGAATGGCGATACCAACCTTAACACCAAAATCGAGGACCTCAGCAATAGTACTGTCTCCTACGGGAACACTCGGTACTGGCGCTGACGGCGCCGCGAATACTGTACACTACCCTTTAGGCGTATACGCTGACACAAGTTCTGGCCTATTTGACTCAAATTTCGTCACGGGCGCTTCAGACCAGGTTTCCTACGCGTTCAAGAAGCTCGGCGGAGATATACTAGATATTGAGCTAAAAGTTGGCAATATATACGCATCGTATGAAGAGGCCACACTAGAGTATTCGTATATTGTTAACATACACCAGTCAAAGAATATTCTTCATGGGTCGCTCGGCGCTACTACCGGCACTTTTGACTCAGATGGTCAGAGAACAGATAGCTCCAGCACCGACAACGTGGAAAGTAAATATCCAAAATTTAAGTTTGGATACAGTAAGCACGTTATGGACCAAATGAGTACCGAGGTGGGCATTGGAGGCACCAATCCAATATATTCTGCTTCTTTCTCGCTGGTACAAAATCAACAAGTTTATGATTTGCAGTCTATAATATATTCCGCCTCTATCGATGGTACCGCGACCGGCGCTTTGTTCAGCGGCTCTATTGGCAAAAATAGAATAAACGTAAGGAGGGTATATTACAAAACTCCGCACGCTATGTGGAGATTTTATGGTTATTACGGCGGAATGAACGCCGTCGGCAATTTATCGACATATGGCATGTATGCAGATGATTCTACGTTTGAAGTAATACCGCCATGGCAAAACAAACTCCAGGCCATGGCGTATGAAGATGCTATTTACACAAGAAACTCACATTATTCTTATGAAATTAAGAATAATAAATTGACAGTTTATCCGATCCCTACTTCGGTGTCCCCAAGTAGCATGTGGGTTGAATTTACGGCCTATCAAGACCCGTGGGACGACCAGCAGGATAGAAAAGCCGGAACGGATGGTGTCAACAACATGAATACCCTGCCCCTAGCAAACATCCCTTATAATAGCATTAACTCTATTGGAAAACAATGGATTCGAAGGTTTGCGCTGTCATTGGCGAAAGAAACACTGGGACAAGTCCGCTCCAAGTTTGGACAAATACCAATTCCCGGCAACAATGTTCAGTTAAACGGAGACAAATTAATTAGTGAAGCTCGTGAAGATCAAAAAACCTTAAGAGAGGAGTTACAGAAAGTACTCGATGAGCTAACATATGAGAAGATGACAGAACTGCAAAAAAATATTGTAAAGAATACTCTGGAGACAGCACAGGCTTACCCATATTTTATATATCAAGGATAACAAATTAGATGGCTAGCGAGAAAGACAAATGGAAGCAACCAGCAAGCCCACCGCCACCTTTATTCTTGGGCCCCAAGGAACGCGACCTTGTTAAACAGGTCAATGATGAATTAATAGAGAGGGTGATCGGTCAGGTCGTCGCTTATTATCCTATTGATTTACAGCATACTAATTTTCATCCTTTATATAATGAAGCGGTAACCAAGACTTTTTTACCACCAGTTAGGGTCTACGCGCTCGTGGATTATGGTGGCCAAGAAACTAAAACTGATAAACATGGCATCGACAAAGCGACAAAAATAACAATACATTTCCACAAAAGAAGGCTAACTGAAGATCAGGATCTTTTTGTAAGAGAGGGGGACTTTGTAGCATATGGTGGTGGATTTTATGAAATTGTTTCGCTTAAAGAGCCAAGAGAGTTATTTGGCCAAGCAGATCGCCGAATGGAAATAACAGCAGAGTGTATAAGAAGCAGGGAGGGTTTGTTCGATGTCTAAAAACGAAGAAGAAACATCACGCGACGTACCTCGGTTTAAATCCAGTCTGGAAGATATAGATTTTGCTGTTTACAATTTTTTGGATAATACAATGGATATCCAGGCGAACACAAACAAAGGGTTCAAAAAGGTACCTGTTATTTGGTCTGCAGCAGAACGCGCACACAATATTAAAGATGACGGCATAAACAGAGACTCAACAGGCATGATTATCCTGCCAGTCGTTTCCGTTGAACGTAAGGGTGTAAAAAAAGAGGAAAAAAGTCGAGTTATACCTTTTTCCAAGCTAGACCCCGTTAACGATCTAAAAGGCGGCTTTTTAACTGTTAATAAAGTAATTAAACAGGACAAAACAAGAAATTTTGCCAATGCCGATGCATATCGCCGGGCCGGCCAAAATAATTTCCCCTTATATAAAAAAGGCAAAAATGGAAAAATAGTATATGAGACAATAACAATTCCAATACCAATATACGTTACAGTTTCATATGATTTTGTCATTAGAACTGAATATCAAGAACAAATGAATGATATTTTAACACCTTTCATAAGAGTATCTAATGGACATAGAAGGGTTATGTTAGAATACAACTCAAACCAGTATGAGGCGTTCATAGGAGAAGACTATACATCGTCGAATGCGGTTGTTAACTATGAGTCCAACGAAAGGAAGTACGAAACAACGATTTCCATGGAAGTTTTTGGTTATTTGATCGGTGATGAAAAAAATCAAAAAAGGCCCAGAGTCGTTAGAAGAGAAAATGCTGTACAGATACGTTTTGCAAGGGAAAGAATCATAGTGCAAGATGAAGACGGAGAATTCAGATTTTAAAGGAGTTTGTAGTAAACGAACACTATTTATTAGAGAAAAAGTTCATAAATTTTGAGCTAGCTTATATTTAAGGAGCGTAAGAGTATGTCAGTCGATAAGTTTAAGTTTGTTTCGCCCGGAGTGTTCCTTGATGAAATCGATGAATCAAGTATCCCGAGACTTCCAGAAAGAATGGGACCCCTGATCATTGGTAGATTCAAGAAGGGCCCTGGCTTAAGGCCAGTAAAGGTAGAATCTTATAAAGAGTTCGCCAATTTGTTTGGTGAGCCATCCCCGGGCAACGCTTCTGGTGATATTTGGCGCTCAGGCGAAATGGCTGCTCCTACGTATGCAGCGTACGCAGTAAAAGCTTGGCTACGAAACAATTCACCTTGTACTGTCTATCGCGTGCTTGGTGAAAACGCCAGTAACGCCGATACTACTGACGCAACAGCCGGCGCAGGCTGGAAAACAGATCTAGATCTAAACGTCTCCCTTGCTAGCGCCGGCGGAGCGTATGGGCTGGTATTGTTCCCTTCGGCATCGGCAACCACACCGGTGACTGGTACTCTTGCTGCCGTATGGTACATGAACGAGGGCGCTATCGTTTTGACTGGTTCGTCGCGAGAACACGCTATTGTTGCAGCAAGTGCGTCAGTACAGGCAGTATCAGCAACTCCTGCCCAATATGATGCAGGTACACTAACGTTAGTTGACACTGCCGGCACGTCAAAAACATATATCTTTGACGACGACAGCGACGGCGCCACAGGCACTGTGGACGGATCATCGAACGTTAGAATACAGATTAACGGTAAATCAACAGCTGGTGAGGTAGCGGCTCAAATCAAAGCCGCGATTGAACACGCNAACGGCCATAACGGCACAATCACNATAGCAGTGTCAACNGCCGATGCAGCAAACGATACTCTTACCTTGGCGCAAGCAACAATTGGTGCAGCAGGTAATAGAACGATCAGCCGCGCAGTTGTAACGTCTGACGGTGTTTATACTGTCTCTACAGCCTTCACCTCTGGCGCCGACGCCGAAACCCAAGTGCAAGGCGCCGGAATTCCGGTTAAAAGTGCTACAGGACAAAAGTTCACAGCCAAAATATTAAACGCGGCAGGAGCTGTTACAGACACCGCAACGTTTGACTTCAACAGAGACTCGCAAACATTTATTAGAAAAGTGTTCAACACTGACCCCACACAAACTAATAGCAGTATTGTTACATCGGCCGAAAAATATTGGCTCGGCGAGACTTTCGAGTCAAATCTAAGAAATGGTGAAAATTCAAAACTAAAAAATGATGGAACTAAAGTCGCCGACACGGCTACTCTTTGGGGCACTATCGTCGGCCTTTCAGACGGCGGTGCCGGATCCATTAATTGGAGAGATCGTCTACAGCAGGCCAGAGCGGCGCAGACTGGTTTCTTTATTTCGCAAGATAATCGAGGGAGCACAACCACTTCTTTCAACCCTGTCGCACACACTACGGACCTTTTCAAGTTTCATGCGTTAGACAGTGGGGAGCAAGCGAACAGAGATTATAAAGTATCGATTACCGATATTAAAGCTCCAACTGATAATTATAATAAGTTTGGATCCTTTACGGTTCAGGTCCGCAGCGCCTATGATCGCGACAGCGATCCTATGATACTAGAGCAGTATTCAAATTGTAATCTGGACCCTTCATCTCCAAATTATATTTCTAGACTAATTGGTGATTTACACTATACTTATGATTCGACAAACAAAAGAATTATAGAGCATGGCGACAATCCAAATAGATCAAAGATCCTTAGAGTGGAAGTTAGTGAAAAAGTAAAGGCTGGCAACGCCGAGGGTCTCCGTCCTTATGGAGTAAAAGGGCCTTCTGTGCCTCTTACGCAGGCAGTTAACGGCTCCCCTGGCGCTACCACGAGCCTTAATTGGGCTGTTGGTTCAGGCAGCCTCCCAGTGCAGACAATTATTTCAGGACACCCTTCTAGTGCGCTTTTGCACAGCGTAGCGCTTACCGCGTCCATCGAGTGGCCAACCTCTCGCGTACGCGTTTCTAGCTCGGAAGGTCAAATCAATCAGCCATCGAAGGCATACTTTGGTTACCAAGCCAATGTATCTGATAGCCGAAGATTTGATCAGACCAATATTGATCTTCATCGTGGCCAACCTGCAGGACATGATCCGACTGGTTTAACAACCACCTACCAACAATACTCGTGGGTGTTCACGCTTGACGATGTGAAGCAAAGTATATCAGATACAACGCATCACGTTTGGGCTTCTGGCTCCCGTGCCGCTGGTACCTCATGGACAGCAAAATCAGGCAGCACTTACATTCTAACCGGCTCCGATGCCGGCCTCAAGAAGTTTACCTCGCCAATGTTTGGTGGTTTTGACGGATTTGATGTCACAGAGAAAGATCCTCTAAGGAACTCTTACATGTCGACAAGCACAGAGGTTGCAAATTCTACATACTTCAGCCTTAAGAAAGCAATTGATATTGCTGCCGACAAAGATTTCATTGAGTTTGACCTGGCAACAATGCCCGGAGTTACCAATGATAGCCTCAACAGCCGTTTATTGACAGCTTGTGAGGAAAGAGCAGACGCCATGGCGATCCTCGACATCCGCGGCGGTTATAAACCGCCTCACGAGAACAATAGTCTCGAAACAGCAAACTTGGGCTCCGTCGAGGAGACAGTTACTGTTCTCAAGGACCTCAACCTTAACTCAAGTTATGGTTGTGCATTTTACCCATGGGTGAAGGTCCGTGATGATGTGGCAAACTCGATTCTTTATGTGCCGCCTTCCGTTGTCGCCCTAGGCACAATGTCTAGTGCCCAACGCAAGTCAGCAGTTTGGTTCGCCCCTGCCGGGTTTACTAGAGGCGGCTTAAGCGAAGGCTCGGCAGGCTTGCCGGTGCTCGGAGTGAGAGAGCGCTTGACCTCCGCAGAGAGAGACAGACTCTATGATGCCAACATCAACCCAATTGCTTCGTTCCCATCAGAAGGAATCGTAATATTTGGACAAAAGACTCTGCAGGTCACTAGATCTGCGCTTGACAGAATTAACGTGAGAAGACTTCTCATCTATGTCAAGAAAGAGGTTTCAAGAATTGCTTCAAGACTTCTGTTTGACCAGAACGTACAGCAAACTTGGGATCGATTCACTGGCCAGGTAATTCCTTTCCTTGAGGGTGTGCAGTCCGGACTTGGATTGACCGACTTCAGGGTCGTGTTGGATTCCGACACAACAACGCCTGACTTGGTAGATAGAAATATCATGTATGCAAAGATTTTCTTGAAGCCAGCCAGGGCAATTGAATTTATCGCTCTAGACTTCATCATTACAAGAAGCGGAGCGTCATTTGACGATTAAAAAATAATTTGAACACACTACTTATTAGTGTACACAGGAGATTAAATAGATGCCATTCTTTTCAGATACAGGACCCGGAGGATTTCAGCCTAAAAGAGCTTTTAGGTTCTTGGTTACTTTTTCAGAACTTTCAGACTTGACCTTTATGGTCAAAAATGCTAAAAAGCCGTCGTACCAGCTTGCTTCGACTGCACACCAAGTGTTAAATCATCAATTTAATTTCCCTGGCATCGTAAAGTGGGATCCTGTATCTGTCACATTCATTGATGCGGTCGACCCTAACGTTGGTTCAAAATTTTATTCTGCACTTGTAAACTCTGGCTACATTGCTCCTACTACGGAAAGTGCGCTAGTTACTGGTGTTACAAAAGTTGGCACCACCAGCACGCTTGGCGAGGTGAGAATTAAACAGCTCGACGGCGGTGGTTTAATACTACCAGCTGGTTCCGATCCAGGAGAAGTTATCGGCGCTGTCGATCAAACTAATATTCTTGAGGAATGGACATTAAAGAATGCGTTTGTTAACCAGGTACAATTCGGCGAGACATTGGGATATGATAGCGAAGATCTAGTTACCGTAACTGTTAGCTTAACATACGACTACGCTACTTATAGCTCAAACGTCAAAGCTTACGCAGGATAATAAAAACTCAGAGAGGTTTAGATGAGAAACAATCAAAGGCGCGCAGGACAAAAGCCTGAGTCTGCGCCTATTTCTTCCGTGCCCACGGCACACCAGCCCGCGCCACTGGCTTTTTCGGCGCCAACGGAATTCGTTGAGCTTCCTTCTAGGGGGGAGTTTTATCCAGAGGACCACCCTTTTTATAAACAAGAAGCAGTCGAGATCCGCTTTATGACAGCCAAAGACGAAGACATTTTGACTTCGGAGGCGCTTTTGAAAAAGAACTTGGCTATTGATCGTTTGATCGAGAATCTAGTTGTTGAAGACGTTGACACATCTTCTCTTCTAATTGGCGATAGGAGCGCCATTTTAATAGCTGCGCGCTCCTCGGCTTATGGCAGCGAGTATGATGTTACCATACGCTGTGACGCTTGCTTGGTAGCCGTTGATGCTAGTTATGACCTGAAGACAGCGAGAATACAAGAAAACTGTTTTGACAAAGAGTTTTTAAGAGAAAACGCTATTTCGTTTAATAGAGAGGCGGGTACGTTTGATCTAAGTCTCCCAACTTCTGGAGTNGAAGTCGGGCTCCAGCTAGTCGATGGCAAAAAAGAAAAAAAATACATGGACAAAGACACCGGCAAAAACTTGGTAACAAGCTTGCTGAGTTTATTCTTGGTTAAAGTTGATGGTCACATGGACTATGATAGCGTGATGAATTTTATAGATGTTATGCCCGCCGCGGACTCAAAGTTTCTAAGGGATTTGTTTCCAAAGCTGACACCCTCCATCCAGTTAATTAAAAGTCATAGTTGCGAAAATTGCTATACCTCAAAAGACATGGAGGTGCCGCTCTCCGCGGAATTTTTTTGGCCTAAGTGAAGAATACATGGAAGATGTATATGAACAGTTTTTCTTCATGCAATACAAGGGGGGCTGGAGCTTTATCGAAGCTTATAACCTCCCAGTCGGGCTAAGAGGCTGGTTTGTCTCAAAACTGATTGAGCAATTGATTTCTGAAAAAGAGGCGCTGGAGCAGTGAGCGCTCCACAGCGCTAACCTTTATTTTTGTTTTGTCACTATTTATTAGGCAGAGGTTTAAATAATGTCCACCGTAGAGCAAACAAAAGAACAGATAGCGCTCCTCGAACAAGTTTTGGCGAACGAGCAGAAGATTGGGAAGCTGAGCGACCAACAGCTAGACAATCTTACTCGAATTACCAATCTCTTAAAAGACGATTACGCGATCGCCAAAAAGAATATTGAGACTGCCAAAGAAAGATTGGCCTTGTTAAAAGACGAGGAGGAGCCCTCCAAGCACGCGTTGCTGATGGCTGAGAGGAGGCTAGATAGAGAAGAAGCTGTACTCAAGGTACTCAAAAACCGGAAAAAGGAACTTACACAAACGCGAGACATCGAGCGATTAATCACCGGTGAGCTTAAAGAGCAGCAAAAAGCACGGGTCAAAGCTCACGACGAAGATATAAAGAGCCGCAAAAAAGCCATCGCGACCACGAATGCCCAGCGCGAGGCGGTCGGCAAATTAGAAACCGCCTCCAAAGGCGCTGCAGCTCTCACCCGCGGAATCGGTGATATCATCGGAGAGAACATTAAACAGTCCATGACTACTAGTAATGAGCTTTTAAGCCAATTCGGACCGGAGGTAATACTTGCTAAGTATTTAGGCTTTGAAGTAAACTTCAAAAATATTCAAAAATCAATTTCCGATTTACCAAAAGAGCTAGACACCGCCTTTACCGGCATGGCCGCGAAAACAGCGATGCCAATAAAAACTCTGGGAAATTCCCTGGCCTCCGCTTTAGACCCGCAGGGCGCCGCCGACGGTATTGAGGGTTACGCCGAGTCCCTTCGCAAACTAAACTTAACCCGAGCCGACATGCCTCTAGTCAATGTGGGTATGAAGACAGAAGACGTGACAGACGCCCTTGGCGGCTTAATTGAGAATGCGGCGCTTTTTAGAACTGAGTTTATGGAGACTGAGCCGGCTGTTGTTTCATTAACTACCAATTTAATCGCTGGCTTAAAGAAAGTGGGTGTTAACACGAAAACCTCGGCAAAGATTTTTGATGTTTTTACGAAAGGCTTTAAAAAGACTCCGATAGAAGCAACCAAGTCTCTTAAATCCGTCGCGAATATAGCTGATTCTTTGGGCATATCGATGGGTAAAGCTTTCGGTAACTTTGAAGCGGCCATGCCGACTTTATCTCAGTTTGGTGACCGCATGACGGAAGTTTTTGCTAATTTGCAGGCCCGTTCTGCGGCAACTGGAGCAGAAATGGGCAAATTGGTTGGCATCGCGATGAAGATGGACACTTTTGAAGGCGCAGCCAAGGCCGCGCAGTCATTAAATGGTATACTTGGTGATACTTTAATATCCGTGACAGATCTAGTTCANGCCGACCCAGATGAGAAGTTTGACCTCATAGCTGATGCTGTTAAAAATTCTGGTCTCGAATTTGAATCGTTGAACCGGCATTACAAGCGATCGATCGCAACGGCCGCCGGCTTCAGCGATGTTGCGGAGTTTCAAAGGCAACTGTACGGTGGAGAAGCCGTGACTAAAGCAAAAGATGCCGCCGATACTAGTGCTATGTCTGCTGAAAAATTGGCTGAAAAGACAAAGCAGACGCTGACCATACAAGAAAAAGCCAAGGCCAGTGTATCTTCGTTTGGAGTTGCAGCCAAGAAGGCATACGAAACATCAAAAATCGCCGCTGACGCCTATTCGACAGCTGTGTTGAGGTCATACGAGAAAAACCTGGAACTCACCAAAAACCAAGAAGCTTCATTTATCGCGGCTAAAGAAATGCTCCTGGTAAATTCCAGGATAGAAGACAGCCTCGAAGGCGCCGCGGAAACCGTTGGCAATACCGTCCGCGGTTTAGCTACTGTCGGCGTGGCCACCGGCGTCGTCGGGTCGGTGCTGCGAGGTGACCGGTCGGATGCAGCGAAAGAGGCCATGCGCGACCGTGACGCTGCAGGAAACCGGGCGCCAGCTGCAGCAGCCGGCCCAGGAGGTTCTGTCAAGATCGAGGGTGCCACGGTGGCAAATCTCGATCCAGCCGCAGGCAGCGCGCTAATTGAATTTTTTGGTGAGGTGTATGACGAGAAACGTAACGCAGAGATGGCTAAAGCGGCCGCAGCCCGCGGTGAATAATAAAAGGAGAACGAGATAGTGCCTAAATTTTTTCAAGTAGAAAAAGCAGCTTTCGGAGGGGGAAAAAATGAGTTCTCTAATGTGGAATTTAAGAAAAGAGCCCTAGAGAATAGCAATGCTGCAGAAGCTGGCACTGTGTTAGAAATTATACCATTACACATAAAAAATCCACCCGTTATACAGTTTATAGCTTATATCAGCAAGATATCCGACACCATCAAGTCTTCTCATACGAAAGAGCAGCCTTTTGGCAGAACAGATCCTTATTATATGTGGAAGGCCAGTGATCGTTCCATTACTTTGTCTGTCGATGTTCCTTCCTCGTCAATTACTATGGGTTTAGAAAATTTAAATAATTTAAGCTGGTTTGCTGCCTCGATGTATCCAACCTATAAAGACAGTCAAACCGCCACGTCAATAGCGGCTTCGCCGATGTTTCGCGTAAGATTTGGAAATCTAGTCTGCTCGTCAACAAATGACGGTCAAGGACTCCCGGGGGTGATTCAGTCCTTAGCCATAACGCATGATGCAAAAGCTGGATTTATCGGGGGCAGAATAAATAATGCTGGAGCGTCGTTCCCTTCAGAGGTTGCTAGTGTTCTTAAGTCGGCTGGTTTTGACAACACGGTCAGAGATGGTAAGAACATATTGATACCAAAATTAATGACGCTTGGCTTTACACTTAATGTGGTGCACGACCACAAGCTTGGCTGGGATTTCAATACTGGAGAGTTCAGAGGCGGACTCGGCGCCCCAAGATTTCCTTACGATTTTGGATTGGTTAGAGACACGTCTGAATCGCCTGTCGTCGGCCCAACAGTGAGCGTATCTGGTCAATCAACAGTGAGCCCGCCGGGCGGAGCTGATAACCGGCAAACAGGCGTCACGACGGAGGCGATCGATGCGGGGAGCAAAGAGGGCGACCTCAGTAATGTGGACCTCGTTAAGCTTGATAACGAAGAGGTAAATTAATAATGAGATATAAAAATCAAGAAATCTTTGTCAATGATGACGAGCAATACAAAGTATACTTAAAGAAAACTAGAGGATTAAAACAGCTAAAACAGTTTAGTACGCCCAAACTTAAACACCCAACCACTGGCGAGGCTTCAAACTTTAATGTGGTCAATCATGTGTGGTCTACGGGCGATAGGTATTTTAAGCTGGCAGATCAATATTACGGAGATCCAGAATTGTGGTGGGTCATAGCTCATTACAATCAAAAACCAACCGAATTTCATACAAAACTTGGAGACATGATTTATGTTCCCATTCCTCTAGAAACTGTGTTATACTATATGGGTTATTAAGATGGCAACAAATATACCACCAAAGCCTAAGTTACCCAGAAACTGGGCCTCACTTCCGGTCTCTCACCCAAAGAGAGTCGCTCGTAGAGAGTGGGACAAAAAATATGGCCCTGGAGCGAAAGCACAAGAGGGAGTTACGGCCACTAACGAAGTAACTAATTCCAACGTAGAACAGGAACTCTTAACCAGTAACCTTAACAAGATAGCCAATTATTTTGTCGCGAACCAAGACATGTTTAATTATGCCACGTTCCGGCAGGTCGCCGGCGACGGCACTAAATTAGTTAATCGTCTAAGAGGCGTGGATAATTTTGATGTTTTCTATAAAATGAAAAATTCTGTGTTATCTCTAATGCGGCCAAAAATAAGATTATACAAAGTTTTAACAGAATTACCTGGCGAAGACGAAAACAGCAACTCAGACGCGTCAAAGACAAGTCGGCCGTCCAGTCAGATATACCGGGAAATAAAATTTTCTGACACTATGGGTATTGAAAGGTTGGCGACGCCACAAGACTATTTAAAGTTTGAGAGTACCAAGCCCAGCTGGAGAAACGTCGGCTTAAAGAGTTTCTCTTTTAAACACGACGGCCGCGTCAATGGCCCGATCGATCAAGATATCGATTGTACTTTAGAGTTAACTTTCAAGTCGTTAAAAGATGTACAGGCTTCGCCCCCTGGAGAACCGCCTCCTGAACAAGGAGGGATTAGGTATGTAGATTTAATAACATGGTCCCCTGCAAAAATAAACAGGTTTACAGACACTTACAACCCTATACATTATAAAATAAAGGTTATGTTGGGCTATACTGCTCCGGACCCAGAACAATTACGGGCTCTGAATCTAACAAAGGGGGAGGTTGACGCAATCAAAAATATAGAGAGGCATAACATGATCATGTCCCTCAACATGTATGACTACAAGTTTAATATAAAAGAAAATGGATCCGTTGGCTTAAATATAAAGTTTAGGGGCGCAATCGAAACGACCATAGCGTCTAAT